TAAAACAAAAGGTGAAATAATGTATATAATGTTTTTAGGTTCAATGTTCATTTAAGTCTGCCTGTTTCGTAATTCGTTTCTTTTAGCTATCATTTCCCCAAGTGGATCGTTTGGAAAGATACTTTGATAATTTAAAGTAGGTATTTCTGGTGGTTTTGCTTGAGTTTGAGCTTGAGGTACTACTGCCTGTGGCTCGTTACTTCCAATTTGTACTGGATTAGCTTCAGGCGCTTCGGCTATTTGTTCTGGAATGACTTCACCATTTTCTTTTGCGGCATTAACTTCTTGTTGTTCTAATAAAGTTCTATTAGCGTACGTTCTTTCTACACCGTCTTTAATACCCTGATGTAAACCTGCTAAATTGTTTTTTTCTTCAATAGGTGCTTTTTCAAAAGCAGTTGTTTTTGGCATAAAACTTTCTTTATACTTTGAATTTATGTCAGACGGTTTTACATTATCAGTGTTTGGCACAATCATTTTACCGCTGGTTAAGTAATTTATAACCATCTCTTCGGTTACATCAGGCACATACTTTCCTTCAAATGCAGTAGGATCATCGTTTGATATTTGATTTACTAAACTAATTAAAGCTTGTCGTTTTTTAGGTGTGGTCATACCAAAAGTTATTCCAAAAGGAATATTCATTTTATTTTTGTTAGCTATTGCTGCTGCTTTTTGAGCGGGTGTCAAGACCTCTAATAAACTATTAGCAACTTTTGGGCTCATAACGGCTCTACCAATAAGTACTCCGCTAAATAAAAGACCCGCTGCAACAGGTAAACTCATAGCTCCAAAACCACCAGCTAACATACCGCCACCAGTAATAGCAGTTATACCACCTAATTGTAATCTTCTTTGTAAGAAGGTACTGATATCACCGTAAGAGGCTTCACCTTTGGCTTGTAAGACTCTCATAACACCATCAAAATCTTTATAATGTGCTCTACCTTTTGCGCCACCTCCAAACAATTCAATAAATCTGTCTTTTGCACCAGGTTTACTAAAACCTAACGCATCATCAAAAGCTTGATAATTAAAAACACCAGTTCTAGCAGCTGAAGCATCTTTTATCATTAAGTTTTCCGCAGCTTCTCCACCCGCTTGATCAAAAGCCTGTCCTACTTTTAAGGCTCTTTTTTGTGTTGGTCCAAAAGCTGAAGTTCCTGGAACAGTGGGTAAATGTTTATCTATGAAATCGTTATCATAGACTTTTTTAATCATTTTATCTCTGTTTTCTTCTGTAATTTGATTTATCGTTAGCTTTGATTTTAAAACACTAAACTTGTCTCTGTTTACTCTTTCAAAAGAATTTATAAAAGCATCAGTGACTGCTCTACCAGTAAACCTTTTAAATAAAGTATCGGACTCTCCTGCGACTTCTTTAGCCCCTTCTTTTAAACCAGCAGCGGTAAATTTTTGACCCGCTTTTTCCCTAACAGATTTTCCCGCTAAATCTTTAAACCCTGTCTTAATAAATTTTTGCCCTTGTGCTAATTTATCATCTAAACCTAATAAAAATTTAAACTCTAATACTTCTTCCACAGAACCATTTTTAACAACTCTATTAGAGATGTCTCCAAACATTTTACTTAAAACTTGAGACTCGTCTCCAATAAGACCAGCGAGAGAATTTAAACTTAAAAGTTCACTATCGTACATTCTTAATGCAGTTTTTAATCCTGACACGCCTTCTAAATTTCCAATAACATCTGCAAAAAATTTGTTAGCTTTTGCTAAATCTCCACCAAATTCTGTCAACTGTGTTTGAGTTTTTTCTAAAAACTTTTGAGCAGCAGCATCACCGTCCGCTTGTTTTATCGCTAAAAAATCATCATTTAGTTTTTTATTTTTAGTCATAAATTCTTGTGAATAGTTTTTGTTTGCTACTCTTCCAAAATCTTCTTCCATGGCTTTTCTTAAAGCAGGTAAATATGCTACTAATTTATTATTTTTACTAAGTTGAGCCGACAAACCAATTATTCCATGTAAATCTTCTTGAAAACCTAAGTATTGTCTAGGTGTTAAATACGATTGTTCTTTTTGGTATCTTCCAAGTTCGTCTAATTGATTTAATAATCCTACAATAGGATCATCAGAATCAACTTTTTTTACACCCGGCAGGCTCATTGATTGTCTTTTATCTAAAATATCTTTAACTACTTTTTTTACACTATTTGTAGGTATTATAGCTGGGTTACCCAGCATGTCGCTTTTTCTAAGTAATTGTTCATAGTTAGCATTTATAGTGTTTCTAAATAACCCGTGATTTTTTTTAACAGTTGCGTAAATTTCACTTCCAAAGAGATGAGTATGAAATATTGGCCCAAAATCTCTTGTTAAATTTTTAAAAACTTGTTCTGTCATAGCTGTTGCTTGTATGGCACGTTGTTTAGCAATAGAAGAACTTATAATAGGTATTTGCCCTATGACTTTTGGGTAACTGTTTGTTAATTTAGCAAAAGCATCGTTTTTATTACCTGTTAATTCAACAGCGTTTAAAGGTAGACCTCTTTCATTGGCTTCTTTAGCTGCTGCCTTTGTCTCTGCTCCTCTTAACCCAAAAACAGTTCGTCCTGTAGCTTTTAACATTTTACCCACAATTGGACTTATGGCAGTGCCTGCTGTATTCCATATTAACGCATTGGTCATTTCTGCTAATACAGCTGTCTGGCCTCTTTCTAAAGGGCTCATTTTATCAATTTCTCTATCAGATATGTCACCTAAGTCATATAAAACATTTGATGCTAAACCTTTTGTATACTGCTCGTATTCGTATACTGCGGCACCACCACCAGCTCCTAATGAACTAGCGCCTATTGCTTTTGCTTCAGTCCTACCACCTTGGCTAATGGCAAACCTTCTTACCTTGTCTGCGTTTGTTGAAAAAAAATCAGAGGTGTTTTTAAATAATTTTCTTAATGGTTTTAATCTTTTACCAAGAGTTTTTTCAGTAATGTTACTTAAAACCCTACCAAATTTAGATTGTGAGACTTTAAAATTATCCGCTTCTTTTGCGTTTTTTGCTGCTGCAATTAACTTATTTCTATCCGTTGTATAAACTGTTGCGGTTCCTAATAAATCACCTGCAATTACATAACCAAAATTTGATGAACCACTTGGGTTTCTTTTTTGTTCAGCAGCTGTAATAATTTCTTCTTGTGCTGTTTCTCTTTCTTGAGCAATACCCATAACATTATCATAGCCTTTAAGCTTGCCACTTCTAAAATATGAGTCCAGCACATCAACCTGTTGTTTATTTAATGTATTAGGGTTTAACTCTTTATTGTCTAATAATTTTTGTATTCTTACTAATTCTTGTTGTTCACTCATACTATAACCCTGTAATTGATTTAAGAACATCTAACGATATATTTGGATCATTGGTTTTTTCTTGTTTTTGCAACTCTTTTATTTTAAGTTTATATTTTATGATTGATCTAGCTTTTGGATATCTTGCTACAAATTTTGCAATTTGGTCACCAGTGCCGTTTTCTAGTAAAACATCCATTGCATTGTTAAATTTCTGATTTAATTCAAGCCCTAATTGTTTATATTTTCTTTCAATTATAGTTGGATCTTCCAAAAATTTTGAAATTTCAGTTAGTTTACCCGCTTCTTCAATATCTTTTTGTGTTAATCTATCTTCGGCTTTGTTGGCATTAGCAATAATATATTTCATTTTAACTTGAATTATTTCATATCTAGAGAGAGCATCTTTTACTCTAGCTATTTTCTCATCATAATCTGTGTCGTTTTTATTTCCTCCATAAACTGAGGCGTATAAATTAGCAATAAATGAACCACCTTTTGCTTGTCTGGCTTTATTCATCTCCGCACGATAATCCTCTAAAATATTATCTTTGTCTTCAGGATCTGCATTTGCAATAAGAAGTTCCTCGATATCTGCTCCATAATAAATATCGTTATTCATTAATTTTTGTAAATTTTGTACGTAAGAAGTGCCTTTTCCTTTCCTTTCTTTTTCAGTAAGATCTACCCCCAACATGCTTTTAATAGCTAGTTCAATACCAACACCACCGCTTATACCTTTTGCTATAGCTGTTTGAGGTCCACTTTTTAAATTTTGATTTAACGCAAAAAAATCTTGAGTCAATTCAATACCTGCATATGCGTAATCCATTTTGGTTTGCGCTTTTGTTCTAGCAGTTTTATCAATATCAAATTCTTCGTAGGAAATATCTTTGCCAAATAAATTATTAAATGGAACAAATTGACCTTTATGCTCTACAAATAAAATGCCAGTGCCTTTTTGTCTTTTACCGACAAAGTTTTGCACCCCTCTGTAAAAACTATCATTTCTAACTTGAACATTTAAAGTTTTATCAAGTAAACTTAAATCAACACCAGTTTCTTTTTCTGTTTTATTTAATAACATTTTATAATATGCTTCATCTAAAGCAAATTCCGCATCATACATTGTTTGGTATGCTTCTAATGTGCTTTTGTTTTTGTTTTGTAAGTTTCCAATTTGTGCATTTAAAATTTCTTTATCTTCTTCTAATAAATATTTATCCATGTCTTGCTCATATTCCATGTACTTTAATGCTAAGCCTTCATTTAATGCTTTTTCGCTTTCTAAAATTTCCATGGCTGAGTCTACAGCTGTGCCTCCGGCTCTTCCTAATATATCTAAAAATCCAGACAGCCCTTGTTCATAAGATCTTCCGGACAACATATCTAAGCCCATTTTTAAAATAATATAATCTAATTGTTTTTGATTACCATCGTAGCCTGACATCTCTTTAAATTCATTTCTAAATTCTTCAAATGTTTTAATTTCTGTTTCATCAAGTCTTTCTTTCATCTGTGCTATTTTTTCTTCTGTAGCATCAAAATTTTCATCGATTGTACTTTTTATAGCATGAAAATTACTTGGAGGCATTTTTTTCATAGTATCTCTTACAGACGCTAAACTTAGACTGTTGCTATACAAAGCATTATCTATTTCAGTTTTAACTATTTCACGATCATTTTCAGGTGCTATATATTCCGTTGCTGGAGAATCATCTTTATCATCAGTAAGTTTTGCTAAACTCATATTCATAGATTCAGCATCAGTGCCTGTTGGTCCCGCATCACCAGCAGTACCTTTTTTAAAGTCGCTCATATCCACATCGGGTATTAGATCTTGATTTACAACATTAGATTTTACTTGTTGATCTAACGGTATCGTATCAACATTTCTATCTGCATCAATTGCAGCTTTTAAAATATCATCATCAGATTTTGGTGTTTGTGTTTTAACAGTAGCATCATCTTTTTTAACACCTTGATCGCGTAATGTAGTGTCTGGATCAAGTGTAGCTGCTAGTGTTTCACCTCCTATTATAGATGAACCTATACCAACGACTTTAGGCACTATAGCTTTGCTCGGTCTAGTAACTTTTCCAACCATATCACCACTTTTATTAATAAAATTACCAACTCCTACAGGCAAAAATTTTGCTTTAGATGATTTTTTTAAAAAAGATGGTAAAGCTAAACTTTCTAATCCTAAATAACCTGTATTAGCTAAGGCTCTGCCAACTTGATTTTTTTCAAGCGCTTCAGGTATTTCGGCTACCTTATCAGGAGCAGTCATTCCAATAAACCCTAAGCCTAAAATATTTGCAGTAGGACTGTCGTAAGCTTCAACAACTGGAGCAAAATCTTTTTTAAAAGATTTTCTTCCTGTGATTGCACGATAAACTTGATTAGCCGCGGGAGCTAATTTACCTAAAATACCCACTCCTGCTTTAACTTGTGCTGTACCTGGAATAAAATAAGAACCAGTTCCTACACCTCTTTTAAAAGCTGCTTGTCCTTCTGGATCTCTTAAACCAGCTAATCTTTCTTGTTCAATCGTTTGTTGAATAACTGACTTTCTTCCCATATCTGGAAAACCTTGTGCCATTACGCGCCTCCTATACCTGTGCCACCAAATATACTGTAAGCTTTACCAGCTGCAGTAGCTAAACCTGTTGCTTGAGCTAACGGATTAGTTCCAGGAGCCGTGGATGATGTTACCTGACTCGCTGCAGTTGGCAGCGCTGTCATAATACCTTTTTGGAATTCTAAACGTTGATACGGCTCATAAGCTCGTGCTATATCAGTTTGACGTTGTGCTGATAGTGCTTGTTGTGCCAAGTTTCTTTGTGATTGACCCACAGCCATCTGTGTTTGTAAATCTTGTGCTTGCATAGCTTGTTGTTGGGCGCCAAAAGCACCTAATTGTGAGGCTACATTCATGTCAGTCTGCACACCTAAGCCTTGTTGCTGTTGTGCCGCTTGTAAAGCTTGACCATAGTTCTGTGCTTGAGCTTGACCAACAGCTCGTTGTGTCGCACCCATAAGTTCCGCTTGTTGCACACCTTCACGACCACCACCAAACGCGCCTGATTGTACAGCTTGTGCTCCTATCTGATTACCTTGCATAGCTGATTGTCTATTAATTTCATCAATAACAAACTGGTTATAAGGGTTTAAAAAAGCATTAACATCGGGTAATGCAGCAGCTTTGGTTTGTGCACCTAACGCGGAAGCAATGCCTTGGTTAACTGCCGCTGTGCCTGTACCAGTGCCTGTTGCCGCAGTTTGATAAGCTTGTTGTTCAAGAGCCGAGGGTCCTGCAACTTGATATTCAGGAATATTAATCGGTCTATTGGTAACTTCAGCAGCTGTATCATATAACGCCAACTTACGCGCTTCAATTTCAGGTGCTTCTCTGCTAAAGGTTGTTTGTGTTTCAGCAGGTGTTGATCCACCGCCACCGCCACCAAAGTATTGAATTAAATTTGTTTCATCGTTTACGGTACCACAACCACCATGAGCAATAAGTAACTTTCTTTCGTACTCATTAACATGAGCTAAATGCACATCACCGTTTTTACCGTGCTTTGCAATATCAAAATAAAGTTCTTCAAATAACTCTATTTTTTCTTTTATAGTAAGTTTTTTAATGTCTGCTCTCATAAGTCTTTCTCTATTTGTACATGTGTTTTCACATATCCCTTTGGTTTCATAATTTTTTCCCATCCTGGTCTTGCAAATAACTCCATTTTTTTACAACCTTGTTCTTTAGCCCATGCTTCTAAATCTTTTACATGGTGATGCCACCTTTTCATTTGTTTGCCAGTCACGATTCGTGCATCACAAACTCTATAATTAGGGTAGCTTCTTAATTCAGTTACAACGGTTGCAAGAACTTCATCGGTTTCGTCAATAACCAACCAGAGTTGCATGGCTCCTTGTTTGCACATGTCTTTGATGTCATTTACATCAAATGCTCCGTTTGTCTCACAAGCCAATTGGACTAAATCTTTTGCTAAAGGCCAAACTTTTTCTACTTCAAACTTTGTAAACTTAATAAATTTTGTTTGCATTTACGAGCTTACCAGATCGTATATCCTCTTTAGTTGATCTTGTTGATTGTAAAAAAATGCAGCTCCCTTTTTACGCATATCTTTAAAGTCCTCAGGATTTGCACCTGCCATGATGCCCGCTCCTAGAATGGCATCTGCACGAGACACAAACTCACCGTCGGCAAGTTGTGCTAACATGGTATCTTCATCTTTGTCACCAACACCAGATCCGTCTTCGACATATCCAGTTGCTCTGACATAATTATTTACATCATTTTCATCTCTTTCTATTTTACTAGGTAGATAGTTTACTCCACCTGTAGCATATTGTGCTATACCTTCAACAAAAGCCCCTTCTTTTGCAGTAAACATATTTTGTGTATTTACAAAAGTAGGAGTGCTATTCATAAAACTTGGTGTAGTAGGTGTGTCATTAGAATAGTCATAAATTTGTCGTAAGCCACTTAAATTAGCATATTGCTTATCGTATATTTTTTTTCTCTCTTCTGGAGTTAGATTATAAGGATCTGTTGTATTTACTTGAGGTCCAGGTTTATTCATATCTGCAAGAACTTTTTGTGAACCAAAAGCAACCCCAGCACCAAACTGTTTGCTTGGATCCGACAAATAATTACCAGCTTTAGACATCAATGATGTTGTAAAACTAGGATTTGCTGCTGCATTCACATAATTTGCTGCGCCGTATACACCTTGACCAGCTGCAATGGGTGCTCCTGTAGGAACACTTGTTGATACACCTTTAGCTAAGAGGTCAGTTCCTCCTGATTTAATAGTTTCTGTTAAAACTGCATCGGAAGATGCTTTACTTAAACCAGCACCTAAAGCACCTGTCGCATATGCACCGATACCTGATAAAAACCCTGATTTTAATGAATCACCAGTTGATGCACCGGACAATTTAGCTAATGCAAAAGTTATACCACCGGCCATTAGGGCTGTTGCTAACATTGGGGCCATTAAAATAATCTCCTAATCTTATTAAGATAAGTTTACCCTTATTCTTCAGTGCTATCAACACTACTAGGCTTCATTTCGTCCCACAAACGACCTGTATATTGGAACTCACCCACATGCGTTATATAGTCCATTATATAGCAATAGCATTTACCGCCTATATCACGCCACAGCTTACAAAAAGCAAAGTCTTCACCAAGAAAACGTTTGTTTTCTTTGTCATAATAAGTGTCAAAGAAGTTATACAGATAAGGTTTTTTCTGTAATCTGCCATCAATTAGACTCTCTTGATGTATCTCCATATCTGGATAAGATTCAATTAAAGTATCAAACACTTCTCGTTTGATAAGCATACATCCAGTAGGTGCATGAGTAACTTCAATCACACCTTCACCCTCTACCTCTATCGCTTCACTATCTTCTAATCGCAGAGGGTAAGTATTACAATTGACATGTGCTTCGTGAGCCGTGGTCACATCACCGTGTAGTATCTTCTGAATGAGTCGGTCGAACTTAATATCTTTTAAAGGGTAGGGTACAGAAATGACGTCCTTGTCAGCCTCAAGCATACTCCATATGCTGTCCGAGGAAAACGCTATATCTGAATCAATAAAAAGCATGTGTGACATTTCGCTTTTTAAAAAAGAGGCAGTACATAAATTTCTGCCCTGTGTTACCAGTGATGATTTTATCATTTCAAACATGACTTTGATACCTTTTTCCATACAGGCTTTTTGAAACTCTAGTAAGCTTTGCGTGTAATGAATAGATACATCTGAGTGCACTGGTGTAGCTACATAGATACCTAGTTCTCTCTTTTTGTTTAACCATAAAGGTTTACTTGGATCTGGCATTTAAAGCTCCTTCTAAAAATCTAGTCCACTCAATAGATTTTTTTGTCCAATTATAAAATCGTTTTGTGTAATCTTGTTGTAGTAAAAGATGCTCATGTATATAGTCATAGTGTAAATGACCCATACCTGTTTTTATAGCATAAGCAAAATTTTCTGCTAACTTTTTGTAATTATCAGTGTAGTTAACATAGATTGGAAATTCAGCACAAGTCTCATATAAAGCGCCATAGTTGGTAGTTACACAATATAGACCAGCAGCCATAGCTTCGAGAGCCGAGATACATGAGGTCTCTTCCCAGATACAAGGGTAAGCAAACATGTGGTAATCTTTCATCTTATTTAAAATAAAAGTATTAGGCTGATAGCCAATATAGTTAACGTTAGGTAATGTTCTTGCTTGATCAAATAGTCTTTCCCAGTCTGCATTATTACTTTTAGCAAATTCTTCACCATACACCTCACAGCTGCTGTAAACATCTAATATTATATTCTCATCTTGCAAGTATTGCATGGCTAATAACAATACATTTAAACCACGCCAAGGTGTTGGCTGAAAGACTAATCTAAGTGTATCACCTTGTTTGTACGGTTTTCTTTCTGGAAAACTAGTAACGCCATTTTTAATCACATGACATTTTTCAGTTGGTATATCATACATCATACGAAACTTCTCATAGTTCCAATGTGAATTAAAGACATACCAATCGTATAAACGATGATTACTTTTATCTGCAAAAAAGGGTTTGATGTTAGGTTGGTCGTAGCTGTTTTTTTGCCATAAGATGTTAATCTTGCTTTCATCTATAGGTACTTTGCCTGGTATAGAAGTGCAGATTTGAAAGTGACTAAGTAGATACTCGTCTACTCTTGCCGTTAAAAACTCATGCTGTAATTCTGTGCCGCCTCTTGGCTCACTCATTCGTCTCCCCAAAGAGATCAAGTTTAGGAACAATAATAGTCACATCACGTTGGATATCTTCTTCTTTGGTAGAAGTACCAGCATCTGCTACATCAGCTTGTGCTACTTCTTCAGACTCGTACTCGACACCCGTCTTTTTATTAGATATCTTTGTTTGTGCTTCGCAATCAATAGTAATCGTCATGACTGTATTCTAACCATTTTCTTGCGATCTGTCTAATTGAGCGTATGAGATGACACCTGATATCTTAGCTGCTGTTTCTGCGGTCATTTTAAGAATATCACCTTCTTCTAATACAAGTGTGTTCGTTATAATATCAGCAGTGCTAACGGCAGCAATGTCTTGGTTGCCAAAGGTGTGTGTGGCTGACGCAGAGGTATCGGTCAGCTTTGTGGTCAAAGTGACTGCACTACTGTGTATATTGACGGCTTGTATTTGTTTAATTAACAATCTTGCATCACTAGGGGCAGTTAATACAGAAGTTTCATCGGTATTGGCTAAAGTAAATCCTTGATTTTTGTATTGTATTGTCATGAGATAAACCAGTTAAAAGTATCTTGTTCGTTTTTAAAATCTGTTTGAAACGAAAAATTAAGTTGATTCTTTAATGTATTTAAAGCTTCTAATATCTGTCTTTGATTAGATTGGTCGTAATCAGCTTTAGGTTCTGGAATAGTAACAATTATTTTAGCCATTATCTTCTCCCGTCTGGTTGCACATCTGCTCTGAACGAACCAAATCGCCAGTTCTCATCTGTAGCAGTGTTTTCTATTTTTAATGATGCAAAACGACCTCTTGCTCTGGTGTCTATTTTTTTAGTTGATGAGGTTACCGTAAACGGCCCTAGTAATGAACTAGCTTCTGTTTCAGCAGGAAAGTCTTTAAGTTGTATAGTGACTGTTGCATTACCGCTTAGTATTTTAAAATCTGGTAAGAAACGTCTAATTTTAATAAAGTTTTCTCCTTGTCCACCTTGATCATCCAAAGTAAAATCACCTGATTCAATGAAGGCATCAATACTTGCAGTAGCATTACCGTTTTGGTCTGATTCATTCACACCTTTTTCATGTTCATACAAAGTAGTAGCCCCTAATGCTGAAGTTGCCCCTTGTATCGTTGGGAAAGTAGGAGTGCCAGTAGAAGCAAATTCTGATGCTATAGGACTGTCAAATAAATATTGGTCAATGTAAGTGGTTCGTGCTAAGGAACTGGTAGTCCATGCTCCTTCTCGATAATTTAAAGTTACACATCGATCAATGCTAGTAGACCCCGCTTTAGCATAAAACCAGTTTATCTCAGTAAATAGAGAATTGTAATTCGCATAAACTAATTCACCAGCGTCATAGTTTAAACCTAAATCATCACTATCTACATTAGTAAATACAAAGTCTTCCACTGAACAAGGTAATCGTTTGACCGTACCATCAAACACAAAGAAACCACCAGACTCACCCATCCAGTATACCGCACCGTCTACATACACTGCTCCGTGCTGTCCAATCAAACCACAGTTAGATCCAACTTGTTGTATGTTGAAAGTAAAAGGTGGGCCTACAAACTGCATTGTATAAGCAGAAGTATCGGTTAATATAAAAATATAATCTTTTGCTCGTAAAGCTCCAACAATTTTGTTACCAGAGTCTAATCTAAATGTTCCTGCTGTATTAGTAGATACTGGAGCGTAGTCTGTTCGATCTTCTTGGTCACTAAAACGAATAAACATTTTATCTTGCGTTGTATTGTTACCTATTGTTGTTTCTGTACCTAAATGTATTAAATGTCTGTCTCGACCAGAGACTAATGACATAACACTTTTAGTTGGGTTTGTAGCTGAGGCTGTTCCTCGTGTACTTGTACCACTGGTTGGATTCCATTCAAAAGTCTTACCGTCTTTGAGGGTTGCTATTAGAATTGTACCAAAATTATCTAAAGCCCAGTTAGCAGGGGTTAAAGTTACGTCAGTAGTTGCTGCTGCATTACCCCATGCAACAAAGTTAGTAGCATCAGTCACCACTGCTGCGTCATCATGTGCTGCTCTGGTTGAACCTAAAGCTGCTCTAGTAATACCTGTTAAATCATTACTAGAAATGCCTGTGTAAGTAATTAATTCTGAACCCACCAATATGTGTCCAGAGCTACTAAATCCAGAAGTAGAAGTTAATGTTACTGCTGTACCCGAACCACCTGTACCTGCGGTATTATCACCTAACGCACCATCCAAATCATTTTTAGTTAAAGATATAGTTTCACCACCCCATTGAGCTACCCCATAACCATAAGCAGGTGTTGCTACTGCTGGTCCAGGTTTTATGTATGGGTTTACATTACAACCTGTTGCACCTGTCACACCAGCACCAGATTCTACCTTACCCATAGTTACGGTAAATGTATCGGTTGCTCTGGTAACAATTTGAAACGTATTAGTGGTAAAATCAGCAGCAACGAAACCAGTGCCACTACCAGGAATAGTCATATTGCTAAAAGTAAATAGATCACCTGCAGCTAAACCATGTCCTGCTTTGTTTACTGTAAGTGTTGCTGAACCATTAGTTGTTGTGTAAGTACAAGATGTAATTGCTGTATCTAATGGCGTAATATCATAGTAAGCACCACCAAAATAAATAATAATACATTTGTTTGTCGCAATGGCTAAATATTTGTTACCGTCTAGATCAGCCCAATTGTGTAAATCTCTTGCTACTCCTGGTATTGTATTAGAGGTAAGTTTTTGCCAACCACCTATTTTTTCTGGTTCGCCATATCTAAAACGTACAAAGTCACCATCCGTCCATGTGTATTCGGCAGCTGATTGTGTCATCTGTTTATTAAACCCTGGTTTAAATGGCACTTTAACTAACGGCATTATCGGTATCCTCTTATAATTTTTCTTGATGGAACAATTTTATTATTTACTAAACTTGATGTAATTTCATTTATTCGTCTGCCCATAAACATAATTGTATAGACTGGTTGTTCTGCTTTAATCATATGATATTTGTCGTGACTTAATCGATTAAACCATTTTTTATCATTTACTTGTATAAGGCTTTTAGCTGAGTCAAATACAGTTTCTTGATATTTACCCCACAATAAAAAAGATATAAAAGAACCCTCATGATTATGTG